ATGCTCGGCGCGGGCTTGGCCCTGCTCGGCGACGGTGCCGGGGATGACATAGACGGCGCTGCCTTCGCGCGCGGCCCAGGTGGCGTAGGCGCTGAGGGATGCGGCGGCGTGCCGATCGGCCGGGACCCAGATATTGTGCGGCTTGGTGTCGAGCCCCTGGCCTTGATCGACGAAGCCGCGGACCGGGATCAGGCCGTCGCAATAGCCGAACACGACTTCGAGGAAGGCGGCGATCTGCCCGATGTCCGGCGCGATGGGGCCATCGGCCGCCGGCATCGGCTGCCCAGCACCGGGAAGTCGATCGAGGGCGATCTGCCCAGCGGCGGGAAGTTCGCTCACGTCGTCATCCGGCAGCGGCGCGGCATCGTTGAAGTCGCCCCATGCGGTCATGCAGGCTGCGCCCAGCAGCGCTTGGCCCAAGGGCAGAAGCGGCACTCGAAATGGTCGGCCTGGGCGGCAACGCGAGGCAGCAATTCGCCGGCATCCGTCGCGGCCAGGATGCGCACCGCCCGGTCCGACATGCGTTGCGCCAGATCGGCGTTGAACGGCACCAGCTCGTGGTGCAGCTCCGCCGTGTCCTTGTTGATGGCGGTGAACAGCGCCGGGTTGTCCGCCACGCCTGGAACGCTGGCGTCCATGTAGGCCTGGTAGACGGCGATCTGCGCGGCATAGATCGGCTTGGCCACGGCGACGCCCTTGCCGGACGTCTCGCGCCAGGCCTTGGCGTTCATGGTCTTGCATTCCCACAGCGCGGGGAACGCCATGCCGGGGATGGTCGGGCCTCCGGCGAAGACGCCGTCCACATGGCCGCGGATGCGACCGCCGGCGACCGAAAAGCCGAACTGCTCGCCATGCTCGCCACCGCCGCGGCGGGTGTAGAGATCGAAGCCCGCACCCCGGAGCCAGGCGACGGCGACATCCTCCAGCGCGTGCCCGATCCCGAAGATGCGCAGCAGCCGTCCGTCGAAGTCAGCGCCCTCATCCTTCGGGGCCTTCACGAACTCGAACTGCAGCGCGCGCTCGCAGGTGTGGCCAAGGCGGGAGCCGCCCAGGTAGTTGCGCGGCGGCGTCGCCTGACTGGCCGCGACAAGCGCCGCGTCGATGGCGGCATTCACATGCGCGGAGGTCTGGCTGCGGCTATTGAAGTCGAGCATCAGAAGGGCACCTCCGCCGCCATGTCCTGCCGCGCGATCGCCTGCATCGCCTCCTGGAAGCCGCCGACGGCGACCTCGATCAGCGTCAGCACCTGCGCCTCGCTCAGCTCCTGGAAGCGGGTGCCCCAGCCGATCTCGGCCATCGTCTCCGCGACGCGGCGCATGGCGGCGCGCATCGCGGCCTTCTCCTGCTCAGTGAGGTCAACCATGGCGGACGACCTCCCAGCCAAGCGCGACCAGAAGCCCTGGCAGGCGATGCAGCAGAAGGAGACCGAAGGCCGCGGCTTCTTCCGCGGCGCCGGGTCGAACCAGCCAAAGCCACGCGCCGGGCGGGAGCAGAAGGCGCAGGGCGGTTCCGGGGACCGGGCCATCGATCATGCGGCCTGCCCCAGCGCCGCGGGCTGGGCGCTGCGCACGAGATGCTGGATGGCCTGGCGGTTGAACTTGAAGGTCAGCAGCGCCGAGGCCTGGTAGCGCGTCATGCCGAGATCGGCCCGTGCCGCCGGGGGCAGATGGATCAGCTGGCGTTCGGTCGGCGGCTCGCGCAGCCAGCGCCGGCTCTTGTGGGCGCTCTCGTCGGTCTCGTAGGTGTTCAGCCAGTCATCCGCCGCGGCCAGCGCCACCAGCCGCTCCCCGATGGAGAGCAGGCGCGGCCGCTCCTCCTTCGCCCCGCCGACCGCGTGCCAGGCCCCGTTCAGGAAGAAGATGCCGGCCCAGCCGTTGAACCCGTTGGCCAGCAGCGCGGCGTCGTCCCCGAACAGGTCGCACCATTGGAAGGCCGAGCGCCGGAGGAGATCGATCTCCGTCATGACGAAGTCGGAAAGCGGCGCCGTCTCGCGCCCGCGGGGCTCGAAGGCGTGACCGCAGATCGGGCACCCCATCACCGAGATCGGCACCTCGGCCTCGCAGGAGGGGCAGGTCTTGGTGGGCGGCTCACCCTCGCCGGGCTGGCTGTCGAGATCGACGTCCTGCTCCAGGCAGCCATGGATCTGCGAGGAGGTGCCGAAGTCGAGCACGATGCAGTCGCGCTTGACGACGCCGGGATGCTCGGTGGGATCCACGGTGCGCAGTCCGCGGCCGACCATCTGGATCATCGTGCACTTGAACGAACTCGGCCGCAGAAGCACGACGCAGGAGGTGGGCGGGTGGTCCCAGCCCTCTGTCAGCACCGCGACATTCACGACGATGCGCGCCTCGCCCTTCGCAAAGGAGGCCAGGACGGAGCGCCGCTCTCCCTCCGGCATGTCGCCGGTCACCATAACGGTGGGGACGCCGGCCGCGTTGAAGGCTGCGGCGACGTGCTCGGCGTGGGCGACCGTGGAGCAAAACACCACTGTCTGGCGGCCGCCCGCTCTCTCCTGCCAGTGCTTCACCACGGCATCGGTGACCGGCACGGTGTCCATGACGCGGGCGACCTCGCCCATGTCGAAATCATCACCGCTACGGCGCACCGCGCGCAGCTCATCCTGGACGCCGACATCGATGATGAAGGTGCGGGGCGGCACCAGGTGGCCGGACGCGATCAGCTCGCCGAGCCGAATCTGGTCGGCGACGTTGGAGAAGACCTGCCGCAGCCCGATCTTGTCGCCGCGGTTCGGCGTGGCGGTGACACCGTAGATGCGACAGTCCGGGTTACGAGCGCGGGCGCGATCGATGATGCGGCGATAGCTGTCGGCGACGGCGTGATGCGCCTCGTCAATCACCAGCAGGTCCAGTGCCGGCATCGCCTCGAGGTTCGCCTGGCGCGTCAGCGTCGGCACCATCGCGACGGTGACCTGGCCGCCCCAGGACTTCTGGCCGGCATCCACCACCGATGTGCTGATGCCTGGGTTCACGCGGCGGAACTTCGCCAGGTTCTGCGCCGTGAGCTCATCCCGATGCGCGAGGACCGCGGCCTTCGCGGCGCTGCCGCCGATATGCTCGCCCACCGCCGCCGACAGCATGATCGTCTTGCCAGCGCCCGTCGGGGCGACGCCGAGGGTGTTGCCGTGCTGGCCGAGCGCACGAAGGCTGCGCTCGACGAAGAGCTTCTGGCGGGGGCGGAGCATCATGCTGGTGCGGGCCTCCTTCAGCGCGCCCAGGCGGGCCGCGGGTCGGCGCCGGCAGCGGCGGGCTGCGACGCCGCGGCAGGGAAGGCGCCCTGCTGGATGGGCGGCGCGGCGGGCGGCGCGTAGGCCTGGGCGGGCGGTGCGTAACCCGCCGGCGCCACATGCCGTCCCATCAGCTGGGCGTAGTCCCGATGGTCCGGCGTCACCGCCATGCGGATTTCGTTCTTGGTCTCGCCGCCGGCGTCGGTGCCGTGCTCGATCTTGGCCACGAACTCGAGGCCATCGAGGTCCGCGAAGCCGCCGATGCGGCGCGCCGCCTGCGCCTGGGGCGAGACATCCTTGTCGGAAATGCCGCGCGCGGAGTTCAGCATCCCACGCAGGAAGCTGCGGCCCATCCCCGCCCATTCTGGCCCCTTTGGACTGTGGAGGCCGATCAGCGTGAAGATCTTTCGCTTGGCGTAGGGCCCCTCCAGCACGGTGAACTCGCCGTTGAGATAGACGGCGCCGGTGCTGCCGCGCGTGGCGTAGCCGCCGGTCCAGCCCTGGCTCGGATCGTCGAAGCCGCCGGGGCGGATGGTGAGGCGGACCTTTGCCAGTGTCCCCTTGGGGATCAGGTTCGGGTTGGATTGGGCGTCGTTGTAGTCATTCCAGGATGCCATGGGGCGTCTCCGTCAGGCGTTGGGCGTGGAGGAAGGGACAACCGCGGCAGGCGCGGCCTCGGAGCGCGGCAGCACCACGCGGGGGCCGCGGATTTTCTCGAACAGGCGGCCGAGATGCGGCGGCTCCAGCATGTCGAGCCGGCCGGAGCGGTCCTTGGCCGGATAGCCCCACGGGTTGAGCGTCTGGCAGACGAGCGCGCGGTGCTGCGTGCCGTCCTCGCCCTTGATGGCGGCCAGCGTCAGCACCTCGTCCACGATGCCGGGCAGTTCGAGGCCCGTTTTGCTGCCGTCGATCTGCGGCGCGAAGACCTTGCGGTTGAAGTCGTCGGTGCGCTCGTCGAGGATCCCCACGAAGACGATGTTCTTGGAGCGCGTGTGCTGGAGATGCGTGAGCCAGCTGATCATCTCGCGCCCGTGCAGGCCGTAGGCGCCGCGCAGATCGGGCTTGCCGGTCTTGTCGGAGAAGGCCTCGGGCTGGCCGCGGCACCACTGGAAGCATAGGCGGCCCGCCACCGTGATGCTGTCGATGAACACAGTGTCGTAGCGATCAAGCTGCGTGGGGTCGCCGAACTGCGCGCAGACCGCGGCGTGGTGCGCGGCGGAATACGGCTGTTCGTCGCGCAGCGCCGGGTTCGGCCCGCCGATGAAGGCGGCGAAGTCACGGCATTCGGGCCAGGTACGTGGGCGCAGCGTGTCGCCGCCCCAGCCCTCCACGGCGAGATCGCCCGCCTCCAGGTCCATGAAAAGCGTGGTGCCGGCCTGGAGTGTGGTGGCAAGCGTGGTCTTGCCGATCCCGCTTGCCCCGAAGATCGCCGCCTTGATCATGCGGCGCTCGGCCATGCGCTCGTCGGCGCTGATGATGCGCAGCGCCATCAACGGGTCCCTCCGATAGCGGGCCGGATGCCGGCGCCATGGTTGGCCTCGCGCTTCGCGATCTCGGAGGGGATGGCTAGGCGGTAGCTGGGCCGGCCGGTGCGCACGGTGCGGGCTGGCTCGAAGACCTGGCGGATGCGCTCGGGCCAGGCGGTATAGGCCCGCCCGCTGACCTTGAAGGTCAGCTCGACGTATTCGCCCGGGTCCTCGCCGCCGGCGCGGATCTGCTCGACCAGCGCAGAGAGACGCCGCTGGTCCCACTCCACCCGCTTGGGCAGTTCGACGGCGACCTCCACGCTCCCGTCCTGGAAGCGGACGATGCCAGTGTCCTTGCCGGCAGCACCGCGCGCGGCGATGGCGCGCTGTTCGTAGCGCAACGCGATGGCTGCGTTCAGCCATTCATGCAGGTGGCGCGCGGCCTCGAGCGCCTCGGCGCTGTCGGTCTGCAGCAGGGCGAGATGCTCGGCGGGGAGCGCGATGAGGTCACCCACCGGCATTTGGCGCAGCGCGTCGAGCGTGGGGCGGTTGGACAGCGCGTTCATCAGGCTGCCTCCGCCAGGATCTGCGGCAGCAGGGAGGCGACCACGCGCCGGGGACGGCGGCGGGCGATCAGGAGGTACTCGAAGTCCTCCTCGCCGCGGCGGCGTTGCACGAGATGCGCGAGACCCTGCTCGCAGAGCATCCAGGCGCGGCCGGCGAGGCGGGCCAGGGCCATACGCTCAGCCGGCTCCAGCAGGCCGAGCTGCGGGCAGAGGGACCGGGCCAGCGTGCCGCGGAAGTAGGTGATGGCGTCGCCAGGAGCGGCGGCGCCGAGCCAGCGGCAGAGCGCGGCCTCGGTGAGGGGCGGAGCGGAGCTCCAGGGAGGCGACGCCGCGGCGGGCGTCCGGGATGCGATGTTGCTCATACCAGGTCCTACGGAGGGGGAAGGTGATGCGTCTCACGCCGCCGCGGTGATGCCGGCGGCGAGCAGGCGCAGGCGCATCTCGGCGATGCGGCGATAGGCGGTGGCGCGGGAGGTGCCCGCGGCCGCGATCGCGGCGGAGGGCGCATCGGCGGAGAGGGCGACGCAGAGCGGGCGGTCGCGCGGCGCGATGACGGAGGCCGCGCGGTCGAGGTCGAGACGGCGCTGCAGGTCAGCGACCGCGTCGCTGGGCTGGCCGCACCAGGCGCCTAGCCCGGCGGCCTCGGGCAGCATCTCCGCCAGCGTCAGCGTCTCGTCACCGCAGGCCCCACCATCGCCGCCCACCACCTCATCGAAGCCCGTGAGGTGCTGGCGCCGCCGGTCGCGCTGCGCCTGCTGGACGAGGCAATAACCACGATGCCGAAAGCAGACGGTCGCGAAGGCTTCGAGGCTGCCGCGCTTGGGATCGAAGGCGCCGAGCCGCGCCAACAGGTCGAGAACCATTTCCTGCTCGACATCCTCGCGGTCATGGCCCGGCAGGCGGACCAGGCGGATGGTGCGGCGGGATTCGCGGCGCAGGATGGGGCGCAGCAGGTGGAGGTCGGCGAGGGTGAGGCTGGCTGGCATGGCGGCTCCGGGATCGGTGTGACCTCTAGATGCAAGCAAATGCCGTCATGGAGGGTGGAGGCGGAAAGGGGCGGAATGGGCGCAAATGCTCGGCAGGATTTCTGCCCCATGGCCAAAGCTCGATTTGGGGGCGATTTTCCTCTGAAAGCTGCCCGAAGCTCGCTCTGATTTCCGCCCCGACCGTTGCGGAGGCGTGGCTGTGGATTGCGGGGAGAAGGGAACAGGAAGCGAACAAGGCCATTGACGACGGGGTTAATGATCCGGCACCTTCATCGAATGCCCCTCGTCGTCAGCTACCCGCACTCCGCCGGCACCGCCGCCCCGCATCCCCTGTCACGGGAGGCGCTGTGGAGTGTCGCCGCGCAGGTGCGGCGGCAGTTGCGCGCGCCCGATGAACCCCTGGCCTTGGACATGGGCCGGCTCGTCGGACGCTCGGCCGAGACGCTTGTAAATGGCCGCCCGGTCCGGGTCGCGTGGGAGCTAGCGCAGCCCGTCCATGACGATGCCGGCCTCTCCGTGCTGGGCGTCTGCGAGACGGATCCCGAGATGCCCGGCACCGCGCTGGTGTCGGTCAACGGGCCGATGGTGGCGGGCCGACCGGAGCTGGCGCTCAGCACCGCAGCGCATGAGCTGGGGCATGTACTGTTCGATGTGCCCTCGGCGCTCGGAGAGGCCGGCCGGCGGTTCCGCGCTGTGACCGCACTGCCCGAGGCGCTGCTGGACCGGCACGCGGTGCTGTCCGAGCGGCGGGCCAACGAGTTCATGGGCGCGATGCTGGTGCCGCCGGTGCCGCTGCATCTGCAGATGCTCGTTCACGCCCGTGACGAGGGGCTGCGCACCGTCCATGCCGCTCATCACGGCCGGCAAGGCTCGCGCGTGCTGGCGCGGGGCAATCCCCGCGAGGTGGTGGACGGTGTGGTGGCCGCACTCGCCGGCGACTTCGGCGTGTCGGAGGGCTTCATCCGGGTGCGGCTGGACCGGTACCGGCTGGTGCAGGGAGGGCTGGTCTCGTGAGCTTTGGCTCGGTGGTGCGCGAGAAGCGCCAGGCGCTGGCGATCAGCCTGAACGACTTCTCTGAGCGGCTCGGCGTGTCGCCGGCCTATTGGTCGCGGATCGAACGTGACCAGGAGAAGCCACCGCGCGATGACCTCATCGAGAAGGCGGCGGCGATCCTCGGCGTGCGGCTGGATGATCTGTTCGTCGAGGCTGAGCGGCTGCCGCCCGATATGCGCAAGGACATGGCCAAGGTGGTGCAGGCGTATCGGCGGCTGCGGGCCGTCGGACGGGGATAGCGATGGCCCCACGCGTTCTGCGCAAGCCCTGCTATGCCTTGGCCGAGATCTGCACCCGCTGGGGCGTGACGGAGGCGGACCTGGCGAACTTCGCCCTTGCCGATGAGCTGGTCCTGTCGGCGATGGTTGTGCGCCAGCCGATAGAGGAGGGCGCCGTCGAGGAGGTCGACCCCCGCCAGTTGGCGCACCTCCCGGAGCGCCATCATTGGTTCAGCGGCGGCGTCGAGCTCTGGGCGCAGGATGCCTGGCAGATCGTTATCGTCGGCAGCAGTAGGGTGACGAGCTTTCGCGCGGCGCAGAATCGATATCGCCGGGTGTGGGCGCCGGACGACGAGGCCGCGGAGGTTGTGCTGACCCGCGATCGCCTCGTTGTGATGCATGCGGAACTCATCCGGTTCGAGGCGGCACAGGGCGGTGACGTCGAGGTGCTCCGGCCAGCCGCTGGACCTGCGTCGCCGCGCGGCGCCCCCGCGCGCTACGATTGGGATGCCTTCTGGTGCGAGCTGGCGGTGATGCTGCAAGTCGAGGGCATGCCGCCGACGCAGGCGGCTGTCATCCGCCGCATGGAGGCCTGGTTCGCCGAGCGTGGGCAGTTCCCGGATCCCAGCACGGTCAAGCGCAAGGTGGCGCTGCTGTGGCGACATCACGCGGAAGCGCTCGCCCGCCCCGCCGCGTGAGACGCCCCGCGAAGCGCGCGGGTAGGACCTGGTATGAGCGCCCGGTCCAGTCAGATGATCATCAACCAGCACCTCCCGCCGCATCTGCGCGAGGTCTGTTCCATCCTGGCGCGCGGCCTGGTGCGGCTGCGCAGCCGCGCTGCTGAAGACGATGCGCAGGATGCCGAGATAGCTCGGGGCGCGGGAGACGTTCGCCTACACTCCACCGCCCACCAGCGCCTGCATGCGAACCCCAACAGGAAGGGACTCGCATGACCAGACGATCCACCGCCGCGACCGCGCCGGCGCCCACCATCCAGAAGATCCCGCCGACGCAGGTGCTAGGGCGGCTCGCCGCGCTGCAGGCAGCGCCCACCGCGGACCTGAAGCAGCAGTGGCGGGAGCTCTTCGGCAAGGAGCCGCCGCCCTGGAACCGGGCCTACATCCAAAGCCGGCTGGCGTATCGCATCCAGGAGCTCGCCTATGGCGGGCTGAAGCCCGAGACGGTCGATCGGCTGGTGGCTTTGGGCGAACAGTTGGACGGCGGCAACGTCGTGCTGCGCCGCATCCGGGCCGACAGCCGGCCGCTGGCCGGCACCCGCCTTATCCGGGAATGGCAGGGCGTGCAGCACGTGGTCACCGTTCGCGCCGATGACTTCGAGTACGAGGGCCGACCCTATCGCTCGCTCTCCGCCATCGCGCGGCACATCACCGGCACGCGCTGGAACGGCTGGACCTTCTTCGGCCTGCGCCAGCCGGGCGGTAGTGCATGAAGGCGCGCGCCACCACAACGGCGATGCCGGCCACCACGCAGAAGCTGCGCTGCGCGGTCTACACGCGGAAGAGCACCGACGAGGGCTTGGACAAGGAGTTCAACACCCTCGACGCGCAGCGCGACGCCTGCGAGGCGTACATCACCAGCCAACGCGCCGAGGGCTGGGCGCTGGTGCGCGATCGCTACGACGACGGCGGCTTCTCCGGCGGCACGTTGGAGCGGCCGGCGCTGCAGCGGCTCCTGCGCGATATCCAGGCCGACCTGGTCGACGTGATCGTGGTCTACAAGATTGATCGCCTCAGCCGCTCGCTGATGGATTTCGCCAAGCTGGTCGAGGTGATGGACGCGCATGGCGTCACCTTTGTGTCCGTGACGCAGAGCTTCAACACGACCACCAGCATGGGCCGGTTGACACTGAACATCCTACTCAGCTTCGCGCAGTTCGAGCGCGAGGTAATCGGCGAGCGCATCCGCGACAAATTCGCAGCGTCGCGGGCGCGAGGGATGTGGATGGGCGGCAAGGTGCCGCTCGGCTACGACGTCGTAGCCCGCAAGCTGGTGGTGAATGAGGACGAGGCGCCGCGGGTGCGCCGGGTGTTCGAGATCTTCGCCGAGACGGGATCCGGCATCGAGACGGTGGCGCGCCTACGGGCTGAAGGCGCCACCAGCAAGTCCGGGCGACCGCTCGACAAGGGTGATATCTACAAGCTGCTGAACAACCGAACCTATGTCGGCGAGGCCGCGCACAAGGGGCAGGTCTATCCAGGCGAGCACCAGGCGATCGTGTCGCGGGAGCTCTGGGACCGGGCGCACGCGGTGCTGCAGATCAGTCCGCGCGTGCGGGCAAACCAGAACCGGGCGCAGACGCCAGCGCTGCTGAAGGGGCTGATCTTCGGGGTGGACGGGCGGGCACTGTCGCCGACCCACGCGCGGAAGAACGGCCGGCTCTACCGCTACTACGTGGCCCAGCGCGTCCTGAAGGGTCATGCCGGCAGGGACGACGCCATCGTGCGCCGGGTGTCGGCGGCGGAGATCGAGGCCGCGGTGGTGGACCAGGTGCGGGCGCTGCTGCGCCAACCGGAGATCGTGGTCGGCACCTGGCGCGCGGCGCGGGTGGAGGCGCCTGACCTGACCGAGGGCGAGGTTCAGGATGCGCTGCATCGGCTCGACCCGCTTTGGGAACATCTATTCCCAGCGGAGCAGGCGCGCATTGTGCGTTCGCTGGTCGAGCGTGTGGTGGTTGTCCCCGCCGGCGCGGACATTCGGCTGCGGCTGGACGGGCTCGGCAGCCTCGTCCGCGATCTGACCGCGATTCGGCCCGATGCGCTGAGGGCGGCGGCATGACTGCCGCCACCAGCATCACGGTCAGGGTGCCGCTGGCAATCCGCCACCGGCGGGGCCGAAAGACCGTCGTGACGCCGATGGCAGATGGCGCAGCGCCGGTCACCACGAAGGCCGACCCGGCGTTGGTGAAGGCTTTGGCCAGGGCTTTCCGCTATCAGCGGATGCTGGACGAGGGGCGCTACGCCTCGATCACCGAGATGGCTGCGGCGGAGCGAATCGAGCGGGGGTACCTGGGGTCCCTGCTGCGCCTGACCCTCCTGGCGCCCGACCTCGTAACCAACGCCGTCGATGGGCGGCAACCGCCCTCGGTAGCCCTGGCCGCCCTATTGGAACCATTTCCGCTATGCTGGCGCAGCCAGGGCGAATTGTTCGGCAATGACGGGTCGGGAAAGTAATGGCCGCGGCCACATGGCCATTATGCGAGGGCGAAGTCCGTGGCATCTTCGGGGCGTGACAGGCCCCGTGATCGACAACCCGATTCTCAACAGCCCCTTCGCGGAGCCATCCCGCCATTGGGAGCTCGACGAGAGCGGCATCCCCACTGGCACCCCGGCGCTTGGCCGGCGGCGCAGCGAATTCATCGTCCCCGTCCCCCCGCCGAAGCACAAGGTGAAGGCCCAGGCCACCCTCGACCTCGAGGACGAGTACGGTAAGCGCCAGCCGAACGACTACATCAATGAAATCAGGGCCAAAGTCGCCCAATGGCGTTCCCTCGGCGAACAGGGCCTGCGCCCCGTCACGCCCGTCACGGCCCGCCTGCTGCGCCACTGGCGGGAACAGGGCCGGGCCCGCCCGCTCTTCTTCTGCCAGGTCGAGGCAGTCGAGACCGCCATCTGGCTGACCGAAGTCGCCCCCCGCGCCGAGACAGAGCGCCTGCGCACCCTCAATTCGGAAGCCAATCCCGACCTCCTGCGCATCGCCTTCAAGCTGGCGACCGGCGCCGGCAAGACCACCGTCATGGGGATGCTGATCGCCTGGCAGACCCTCAACGCCGCCCGCACGCGCAATTCGACCCGCTTCACGGACGCCTTCCTGATCGTGGCCCCCGGCCTGACGGTGAGGGACCGCCTGCGCGTGCTCCACCCGTCCGACCCGTCCAACATCTACGCCGCCCTCGACATCGTGCCGCGGGAGCTGCGTGACGACCTCCAGCGCGCCCGGATCGTCATCACCAACTTCCACGCCTTCAAGAAGCGCGAAACGCTCGAGGCGCCGAAGCTGGCGAAGGAGATCCTGGCCGGCCGCACCGGCAAGGTCGAGCGCCCCGAAACCGACGGCCAGATGGCGCAGCGCATCTGCAAGGACCTGCTTGGCCGCAAGCGCATCATCGTCATCAACGACGAAGCCCACCACTGCTATCGCCAGAAGGTCGGCGCCGCGGATGACGCCGGCGCGAAGCTCGATGCTGAAGGCAAGGCGGAGGCCAAGAAGAACAATGCCGCCGCCCGCCTCTGGATCAGCGGCATCGAGGCGCTGCAACGCGTCGTCGGCCAGCCTGTCCTGGTGTACGACCTCTCTGCCACGCCCTTCTTCCTGCGCGGCTCAGGATACCCCGAGGGCACGCTCTTCCCCTGGGTCGTCTCCGACTTCTCCCTAATCGACGCCATCGAATGCGGCATCGTGAAGGTGCCCCGCGTGCCGGTGCAGGATCTGCCGGGTGCCGACGAGCCGGTCTATCGGCACGTCTATCGCTACATCCAGGAACATTCGGATGTGAAGCTGCCCAAGGCTGGCCGGGCCAAGCAGGGCAAGCCGCTCACGCCCGACCAGCTTCCCTCCCAGCTCACCGGCGCGCTGCAGGCGCTCTACGGCCACTACCGCCAGGTGTTCGAGAACTGGGCCAGCCGCGGCGGCAGCACACCGCCGGTCTTCATCGTGGTGTGCAACAACACAGCCACCTCGAAGCTCGTGCACGACTGGATCGCCGGCTACGAGCGCATCGAGACCGACGCCGAGGGTGCCGAGCGCCGCGTGATCGTGCCTGGCAACCTGCCGCTCTTTTCCAACGTCACGCAGGCGGGCATCGGCCAGAGCAGCATGGTGGAGCGCCCCGTCACCATCCTGATCGACAGCGAGGAACTCGAATCTGGCGAAGCCCTGTCGGACGACTTCCGCAAGCTGGCAGGCCCGGAGATTGACGCCTTCAAGCGCGAGCTCCGCGCCCGCGGTCGCCATGCGGAAGCGGAGACCATCACCGACAGCGACCTGCTGCGCGAGGTGATGAACACCGTCGGCCAGCCCGGCCGGCTGGGCGAGCCGATCCGCTGCGTGGTCTCCGTCTCCATGCTGACCGAGGGATGGGACGCGCGCACCGTCACCCATGTGCTGGGCGTCCGCGCCTTCGGCACGCAATTGCTGTGCGAGCAGGTGATCGGGCGCGCGCTGCGCCGCGTCTCCTACGACCCGGTCGGCGTGGATGATTCCGGCAACGCCATGTTCGCGTCGGAATATGCCGAGGTGCTGGGCATCCCCTTCAGCTTCGTGCCGGCCAATTCCAAGGCCGACTACACGCCCCCGAAGAAGACCACCCAGGTCCACGCCGTGTTGCCGGAGCGCGCGGCGCTAGAGATCCGCTTCCCGCGCGTCATCGGCTACCGCACCGTTCTGCCGCCCGGCCGCATCACCGCCGCCTTCGACCCCGAAAGCCGCCTGACCATCACGCCGGAGGACGCGCCGCCCGAGGCCGTCAACGCCGCCATCATCGGCGCCGAGCACACGCTGACGCTGAACGACCTCCGCCACCAGCGCGACAGCACCATCGCCTTCCACCTGGCCGGCCACACGCTCCGCACTTGGTTCCGCGACAGCGAGGACCACCTGAAGCCCTGGCTGTTCCCGCCGCTGCTGACCATCACGCGGCGCTGGATGGCGGAATGCCTGACCTGCCTGGGCGGCACCTTCCCGGCCTACCTGCTGTGGCGCGACATCGGCGACAAGGCGGCGGAGCGCATTTTTCGGGCCTGCACACCGGAGGTGGCCGGGGCAGGGACCCTGCGCCCCATCCTCGACCCCTACAACGAAGCGGGCAGCACGCGCCATGTCAGCTTCGCCACCACCAAGACGAATTTTTGGGACCCCAACCCGGAAAAATGCCAGGTCAACCTGATCGTCTGCGATGAGAATTGGGAGGCCGCGGCGGCGCAGGCGCTGGACGGCATGCCTGAGGTGCTGCGCTACGTGAAGAACGACCGTCTCGGCTTCGAAGTGCCCTATGTGGATGGCAGCACCGAGCGTCACTACCGGCCCGACTTCATCGTGGTGGTGGATGACGGTCGCGGCCCGGATGATCCGCTGCACCTCGTGCTGGAGGTGAAGGGCCGCCAGACCGCGCAGGATGACGCGAAGTACGACACGCTTCGAAAACTCTGGGTGCCGGCGGTGAACGCGCTGGGGCGCTTCGGCCGCTGGGATTTTTGCCGGGTGGATGGACCCTATGGCGTGGATGAGATCATCCGGCGGCGGCTGAATGCCGACGCTCTCTCACGCGCCGCCTGAATCCGGAAGACAGCGCAGCATGGCCCGCCCGAAGAAGCTCAAGCCCGACGCCAAAACCGCCCCCCTTGGCACCGAGGTGGAAACCCTTGTCCATCCGGCCGATGTCGCGCGGCGAAACATCCCGACCGCGGAGACCGCGGCGCTGATGGTGGAGGAGGAAGCGCGGGCGGAACCGAAGCTCTATCCCCGCAATCCCGACCTCGACCCGCAACTGGTCTGGCGCGGGAAGGACGCGCAGGACAGTGCGCCGCTGCGCGTCGAGACGGTTCCCATCTACATCCAGGAGAAGTTGTATCCCGAGGCGCTGATCCGCGACCTGCAACGCGTCTCGGCGAAGGAAGCGGCACCGCAGGCCGATCTGTTCGGCAGCTTCGACCGCATCACGGATGAGGCGGCGCGGCTCGAATTCTACCAGCACGCCGAGAACTGGTCGAACCGGATGATCCTGGGCGATTCTTTGCTTGTCATGAACAGCCTGGCGGAGAAGGAAGGGCTGCGCGGCCAGGTGCAGATGATCTACCTGGACCCGCCCTACGGCATCCGCTTCGCGAGCAACTGGCAGCCGAGCACGCGCAGTCGCGATGTGAAAGAGGGCAAGGCCGACGGGATGTCGCGGGAGCCGGAGCAGATCAAGGCGTTCCGGGATACCTGGAAGGACGGCATCCACAGTTACCTGGCCTATCTGCGAGATCGTCTGGTGGTGGCGCGGGAACTGCTGACAGAGAGCGGCAGCGTTTTCGTGCAGATTGGCGACGAGAACGTTCATCTTGTCAGGGCCGTGATGGACGAGGTTTTCGGACAGTCCAACCTCGTTGCTCAGATCACGGTCGAAAAGACCAGCAGCCAGACGCAGGAGTATCTCTCTCCTGTCACCGACTACGTGCTCTGGTTTTCCCGTGACAAGGCTCGCCTGAAATTTCGATCTGCGTATGTCGGTAAGCAGGGCTCTGCTGGGTTTGCTGAATACCGACGTGTTCAGGAAGCCACTCTCGCGAGGCGATCCATGTCGTCCGACGAGGTCAGCGGCAGCCGAGAGTTGCCCGATGGCAGCCGTCGCTATCGCCAGGACACCCTTACCAGCCAAAGCCAGGGACGGGAGAAAGGGGAGGGCGCGGCCTCTTGGTTCCCAGTCGCGGTGTTCGGGACCGAGTTTCGTCCGAGCATGCAGAACCGTTGGAAAACAAACGAGACCGGGATGGCGCGCCTGATTGCCACGGCACGGGTCGAAGCGCGCGGCCAAAGTTTAGCCTATGTGCGCTTCCTGGAAGACTTCCCGCTGATGGATATCAACAACATTTGGCGCGACGTGAAATTCTCAAGCCGTCGTGAGGACAAGCTCTACGTGGTCCAGACGGCAGATATCATGGTGCAGCGCTGCATGCTCATGACCACTGATCCTGGCGACCTTGTCCTCGACCCCACATGCGGCTCCGGCACGACCGCCTTCGTGGCCGAGCAATGGGGCCGCCGCTGGATCACCACCGACACCTCGCGCGTCGCCCTCGCCCTCGCGCGCACGCGCCTCATGGCCGGCCGCTTCCCTGCCTACCTGCTGCGCGACAGCCGTGAGGGCGCCGCGAAGGAAGGCGAGATCACCGGCCGGCCGCCCGAGGAAGGCCCCTTCCGCCACGACATCCGCCAGGGCCTGGTGCTGGAGCGCGTGCCGCATGTCACACTGAAATCCATCGCCAACAACGCCGAGATCGATGTCATCCACGCCAACTGGGTGCCGAAGATCGAGGCCGCGCTCGCCGCCCTCAACACCGCCCTCGGGACACATCACGCCGAATGGCAGGTCCCTCGCACCCTGCCCGAAGACGCGAAGCCGGCGGCGCAGGAGGCGCATGCGGCCTTCTGGGCCGCCCGCCGCGCCCGGCAGGCGGAGATGGACGCCTCCATCGCCCGCAACGCCGAGACCGAGTTCCTGCACGACCGGCCCTACGCCAAGAAGAACGCCGTCCGCGTCACGGGTCCCTTCACCGTGGAAAGCCTCTCGCCCCACCGCGTCCTCCCCGCGGATGAGGAAGACCAGGCTGTGATGGAGGCGCTGGCGCAGGAAGCGGGCGAGCCCGTGCCCGAACGCCGCCCGCTTCGCACCCGGCCCGACAGTGGCGATGACTTCGTGACCGCCGTGCTGGACAACCTGCAGAAGGCCGGCGTGCAGAACACGAAGAAGGGTGAGCGCCTGACCTTCGCCACGCTGCGCGCCTGGCCTGGCGGCAGCCGAGTCTCGGCCGAGGGCGAATACGAGGAAGCGGGCGTGAAGAAGCGCGCCGCCATCGTCATCGGCCCCGAATACGGCACCGTCGGCCCGGACCTGGTGCGCGAGGCCGCGCGCGAATGTCGCGACTGGGCGGATGCCATGGTCGTCTGCGGCTTTGCCTTCGATCCGCAGGTAGGCGACAGCACCATGAATCTCGGCCGCCTGGTGGTGCTGAAGGCACGCATGAGCCAGGAGCTGCGCGCCGCCGAAGCCTACAAGGCCGGCGGCGGCAACCTGTTCGTGGTGTTCGGTGAGCCGGATATTGAGCTGGCGCGCGTCCCGCGCGACGCGCTCGACCAGGCCGACGGCGCGTACGTCGTGCGCCTGAAGGGCGTGGACATCTTCGACCCCACCACGGGCGAGGTCCGCTCCTCCGGCCGGGTCGAGGATGACGTGGCCTGCTGGTTCGTGGACACGGACTATGACGGCGACAGCTTCTTCGTCCGCCATGCCTACTTCCTCGGCGGCAAGGACCCCTTTGAGAAACTGAAGACCGCGCTGCGGGCCGAGGTGGACGAGGACGCCTGGGCCAGCCTCTACCGCACAGAAAGTCGCCCCTTCGCGAAGCCGAAGTCGGGCCGGATCGCGGTGAAGGTGATCAACCACTACGGCGATGAGGCAATGAGGGTGTTCAAGATCTGACGATGACGATCCTCGTGGCCCGCAGGTTCTCTGCCGGATTCGCCCCTGTATGGCTTGCTTCCGTCTGCGAAGGGCTGCCTGACCGGCAGCGCAGCGGGCGGGGCTCGCGCGGTCGGCGCTGTTACAATTCTTGCCATTGAGAGGTCACGAACGGTGCGCCTAGGCTCGCAAGCCGACACGCCGTCTGGCTCGGATGGCCCCCGGCCATGTTAAGTGGCATGGAGGTCGCATTCCGGACCAAGACGCTGCGGAGTCTGTGCGAGAACGAGGAGCTTATGGAGGAGAGATTCGGTCCGGAGATAACCAAGGCGCTGATGCGGCGCTTGGCCGATCTGCGTGCATCGACCTCCCTCTCCGACCTAGTCCTTGGCGACCCCCGGGACGTTCCAGGGACCAATGGTCGGTCCAAGACGATTGAGATCGCGTCCGGCCACCGTCTGGTCATTCGCGCCAACCATGCGAAGAACCCCACGTTGACTGACGGTACAACTGATTGGCGAAGGGTCAGCCACGTTCAGGTTATGTCGATCGAGGTACCCCATGCCTGAAGCTGGGACGTTTGAGCCGAACTGGGTCTCGCCACCTGGCGATACGATCGCGGAGTTGCTGGCCCATCGATCGCTATCTCTCGTCGATTTTGCCGAGCGCATCGGCACGCCGGTCGATACGGCCGACGAACTGGCACGGGGTCTTGTTCAAATAGATCGGCCGCTGGCGGAGCGCCTCGAGCGCGCCCTTGGTCCATCCGCAACGTTCTGGATCAACCGTGAGGCCCAGTACCGCGCCGACGTAGCCAGGCTGGGCTCTCGTGCGACTGCGGCCGCAGACAAGGCATGGGTGCAGGAGCTACCGACACGCGATATGGCTGCCTTCGGATGGATCCGCGCCACAGAGACGTTTGCTGAGAAGCTGGCGGAATGCCTCCGGTTCTTCGCGGTGCCGAACGTCGATGCCTGGCATCGGCAGTATGGCGGGGCGGCTGCAGTCGCGGCTTTTCGCATGTCATCGGCGTTCGCGTCGCGGCCGGGTGCGGTCAGCACTTGGCTCCGTTGGGCAGAGATTGTCAGCGGCCGCACCGAATGTCGCCCGTGGGCACCTGAGGAGTTCCGCGCCAAGCTGGACGAAATCAGGCGCATGACGTGGGTCAAGGATCCTGCGGTTTTCCTTCCGAAGCTGGGGAAAATCTGCGCTGATTGCGGCGTTGCCGTTGTTGTCGCCCGAACTCCAAGCGGTTGTCCCGCGAGCGGGGCAACCCGCTTCTTGACGCCTGACAAGGCGTTGATGGTTCTGAGTTTTCGCTATCGGACCGACGACCAGTTTTGGTTCACCTTTTTTCATGAGGCCGGTCACCTGCTTCTGCACGGGAAGGACGCGCTGTTCCTGGAGGACGGGAGCGACGTCACCTCACCGGAGGAGGCTGAAGCGAATGAGTTCGCCGCGCGGCTGCTGATCCCCGATGCGCTCCTGACAGAGTTCCGTGCGCTCCGCCCGTTGCCGAAGGACATCTTCGATTTTGCGCGGAGAGCGGAGGTTGCGCCAGGTATGATCGTGGGCCAGTTACAGCATCACAATCGCTTGGGTAAGGATCGATTGAATTATCTAAAGAGGCGATACTCTTGGGATGCAATCTTCGCCGACAGCGCTAACCCCTAAATGAAATGAATTTGGCTGGGCTTTTTTGCCAATTACAAATGGCGTCCTCAAGCGTTTGCATACCCGCTTGCAGGTGATCGTCTAGGGTCAGCAAGCTCTTGTCGAGAATTTTCCCGCTGAGTGCGGAGTGTACATTACCGGTGAACAGCAGCCGAGCACCACGCAGTGGTCCAGTGGCCTCCCCTAGATAGGCTGATCCTGGGTCGATCGGCGCGATCCCAAGCTTACCCAGCATCGTGAGGTAATCGAACTTCGCCAGCCTGCCGAAACGGCGGACTGCATTCATTTGAACGTACAGGTGATTGAAGACTTCCTTCGGATTCTGTCCGACCAGCCTGTGGGCGTCTCGGATCAGGTCCTGGTGCGTGCGTGGTGGCCGAACCCACTGAACGTAGGAATCGAACACAGCCGCGGTTCCGGCTGCCGACGACGCCTTCAGGCTCTCATACTTCCGGTGATTGCTGAACCGGCGTGAGACGCCGTCACCACCCGAGAGGCGTCTCTCGTGAGCAGTTAACCAAACACGGAATGCAGCCGGGTTCGCGCTAATCGTCTTCCAGTCCCACAATCCGGGTCCGCCTAGTTTGCCGTAGACGTCGCGGGCCAGGCGCCAGCCATCTCGCGCATGCTTTCCAAAATGCGTGGCGATGAACGTCAGCCAATACGCCTCGTCGACCTCACCGCGCCGAAGCCGCAAAGCTGCGGCCCTCAACGGGTCAAATAGGTCAGAATGTGGATCCATCCGGCGCGGGTCGTGCAGATTGTCCCGAACCCAGTGGACAAATTCGATTCGGCGCAGGCTCTCGACGAGCTGCTCAACAAGGCAGTCGAGGTGCCCCGGCGGGTGGATGCCCGGCAGTTGCTGCACTTGCGCGTCGATCCTCTGCAATTCTGCTGAAAGACGTAGACCGCGTTGACGCTCCCCAGGCTTCACGGCGCTGCCACCAGCTTGTTGCTGCCTCCATCCATGATCCCTGGAAGGCCTTTCTGAGGTTCGTCCGAAGCTGCTGTTAGGGCCTGGGCCTTGCGACGAATGAATGAAGCGTAGGCGCCGCTATGCATTGCTTTCTGCTCCTCCACGATCCCGCGACGGTCCTTTGAATTGATCAAAGCGAAAATGCGGAGAAGTCGCGCCAGGTCGACCCAGTAGGGATCAACACCATCTGCCTCAAGCGGGGACAGGCGCCCTTTCCTGATCGCCTCTTCGTTTGCTCGTAACCAGTCAATAGAGGGCCATGGATCACCGATCGGCATAGCGGGCATTTCGGTTCGGTATTGCCAGCCCTCCGCCAGGAAATCGCGCGCCCTGCGTTCATCTTGATCATAGAGATGAAGGCTACCGACGGAGTGTGTGTAGGTTCCGAGCTCTAAACCCACGTCACGGGCCACGATTTCCTGCATGAATGTAAATGCGAATACGTCGTGCGGCAGACCGATGTAGGCGTCGTTTGATCGCATATGAACAACCATATGCAACCTTCCTCCCCTTGGAAGGAACTGCATTGTGCAGGTACACGGCACATCTGAGGAATTTGTGAGTAGGTCAAGTTTGTCGTAAATTTGAATTACGGCTTGTCGAGTATCGGATTTTCCATTCGGATCAGCCAGTTTTCGTCGAATCAATTGTATGACCGCATTCATCTGGCTTTTGTTGCCGGAGCCGAAAATGCGAGGTCCGTAACCACCGCTCGCAAGTCTTGCGCCTTTCTTTGCCCCCGAGAGGTCTCGGTATTTTTTTATGTAATACGTGATGTGGTCGAGAGAGTTGGATCCGGAGAGATACCATAAAGTTTCGCCAAGGCAGCTAAACAAGACTGCGCGATTCTCTGTTCGGCTGAAGCGAGCACGAGGGTTTCGGATTTTCAAAATCGCACCGATGATTTCGCGCGCCAGACCCTTTCCCGAGCTCGTGCGGGTCTTACTGCTCAATAGACGGGTGAATGCCTGACGAAGCGCGTCATCAAGCGTGTCGGCACTGATGAACATTCGCTCAGATTCGCTAACCGCAAAGCGGGATCAACCTACCAGCGAATGCACTACTAACCAAGGTTTCGTTCCGGGTGTCTACCGCCCCAGGCAATGTCACGAGCGAACTCCAAGTGGGGAAGTGAGCCGGTGGATTCGCCTTCTCCCGGGCACCAAGCTTGTAGGTGACCAACGAACTTCGCGCTCCAGTGCCCTTTGCCAGGCGGTCGACTTGTTGAAGCAGACTGAGCTTGTCGTAGAAAAAATCCAGCAATCTCAATGATGTAAATCTTGAGGGTGAAATCGGGCTACCCCCGAGCTGCGGAGAATTTGGAGGCTGCGGAGAGCGATTTCCGCGGTCGTTGCGTTCTCCAACCCTCAAGCCAGCGCGACAAAACCCCAGGAAACCTGCGCCTCAGCGCGGTACCACGGTTAGGGGAGACTGGTTGTGAGGGAACCGACTGGAGCGGGCGAAGGGATTCGAACCCTCGACCCCAACCTTGGCAAGGTTGTGCTCTACCCCTGAGCTACGCCCGCGTCACCACGCTCAATATCATCGTGTTCCCAGAATGCAAGCAGGCCTCCTCCACAAAGCGATCGCCGTCCGGCAATCGCGGCGGCCGGGCATGGTGGGCACCCTATGCGCAGAGTCCGAACCGATGCGGCGCGCAAGCGCGGCCACAGAAGGGGGCGTCGGCGGCGAGGTGGCACTCGTACCCCTTCACATGCGTCTCGGGCAGCCCCGCTCAACCTGGTCGGGCGAGGGTGAGTCGCGCTCCACTGCCCATGTCGAAGCGCTTCGGGCGCCTCGCCTCGAAGCGGTGCCTCCGGCCCGCCGCCCCATCATCAGGCCCAGCACCCGGCGCCACTGTCGGCTCCGGCGGCGGCGGGTGCCGGCCATGATCATCTTGCCCACGGCCCTCGTCGCCATTATGGCCGCCTGGGGTGCCGATCGGCTCAGGCGTCCGGGAGCCTCATATGGCGGAAGCCTGCATGCATCGCACCCTCCTCGGGATGCTCACCCCATCCTCCAACACCGTGCTGGAGCCCTATACCGCCGCGATTCTGGCCGGGCTGCTGCCGGCGGTTACGGCGCATTTCCAGCGCTTCCGGGTGACCCGGATCGGGCTGAGTGACGATGCCCTGGCGCAGTTCGATCCCGAGGCCCTGCTGGCGGCGGCGCGGCTGCTGGCGGATGCGCGGGTGGATGCCATCGCCTGGAACGGCACCTCGGCGGGTTGGCTCGGCTTCGAGGCCGACCGGCGGCTATGCGCGGCGATCACGGCGGCCACCGGCATCGCGGCCACGACAAGCGTGCTGGCGATCAACGAGGCCCTGGCGGTTCTGGGGGCCCGCCGCATCGGCCTCGTCACCCCCTACACGCCCGATGTCCAGGCGCGGATCATCGCGAACTACCGCGGGGCCGGCTTCGAGGTCGTGTCGGAGACGCATCTGGACGAGGCCGACAATTTCGCCTTCTCCAGCTTCAATGAGGGTATCATCGCGCGCGGGCTGCGCGCCGCAGCGGCCGCCCGCCCCGATGCCCTCTTGATCCTGTGCACGAACCTGCGCGGCGCGCCGGCGGTGGAGCGGATGGAACGCGAACTCGGCATGCCCGTTCTCGACAGCGTGGCGGTCACGGTCTGGAAGACCCTGCACATGACCGGGGTGGATCCGGCGCGCATCCGGGGCTGGGGCAGCCTGTTCCAGGCACGGCCCGCCTCCTGAGCGGCCGGCTGTTCGTGCACACCACGGCCTGCGCCGCCGCGCCCCCCTCTTCCGCCGCTGCGCAGGGGCGCGCGCTGGGGTAAGGTCCCGCCGGGTTGGCGTGGCCGCGCCCACCCTTGCTCCCGCCCCGGCAATCCAGCCGCCATGCCTGGACAAGCGTCGAAGGCTTGGCCATAGGAGCGCCCGACAGAAGCTGCCGGATACTCAGCGGTCCTGGTTCACACGATTCAGGATCGTCATGGACAACCCCGGCGAGTCGCAAAGCTCGCCGCAAGACCCGCAGGTGTGCCCATGGCCTCGAGCGCTGCCCGATGAGTGACACGCCAGCCGCCCCGCCGGGCCCGCCGCGGCGCCGCGCCATCCAGGGCGTGGTAGATGTGCTGCGGCCCTCGCTGGCCGAAGGCTGGGCCTGGGAAGTGAACTCCCTTTCGCCTGTGATCATCGAGGCGGTTCAGAATGATGTCGTGGTCGCCGCGATCACGGCCGACCGCTATCGCAAGGACTTGCAGGCGGCCGGCAAAGGGGAGGGGAGGCATGCCTTCCGCCTGCGCGCGCCGACCGGCATCAGATTTGATAGCGATACCATCATCCGTGTGCAGGAGGGTCGCGACCTCGGCGTGAACCGGCTGGGCGAGGATCTGATCCCGGCTGTGCATGCGGTGATCCTGCCCTCCGGCATCCGGGTGACGGGCGACCTTGAGGAGGTAAGCTGGGTTTCGCTGCGGATCGATCAGGCAACTGTCCCGCTGGTGCCCATGCCTGCGGGCAATGGCATGCGCATCGCCCTGCCGCCGATCGTGCGCGATGGCGCCGCTCACCAGGTGGTGCTTGACCTGCTGGCGGGCGGGCATCCGTTCAGCTTCCGGGCGGATCTGCAAGCCAGCTATGTGGGGAGGGTCGAGCAGACCAGTGGCGTGCTGCTTGGCTGGGCCTATGATCGGGCGGAGCCTGAGCGCGAACTGGCGTTTGACGTCGAGGTGGACGGCGTTGTGGTTGGCGTGGCCCGCACCGGGCTGGAGCGGTTGGACGTGGCGGATGCGGGCCATCCGACCCGGCGCGCGGGCTTTCGCTTCGCGCTGCCGCCGGCGCTGCGGGCGGTCGGGCCGCGCCGGGTTTCGCTCAGGATCGCGGGCACGGGTCATGATCCGTTC